AATTTTAGTAACCTCTCACTCCTCCTCCTCCTGCCCAACAAAACCATTCCAATCCTCATCCTCAAACTCAAGGATGGTACCAGCTCTTTCTAATTGATCAAAAGGAACACTGTATGACGCTTTCACAGCATCCAAAACATGTCGAGCCATCATACATTCTAACGACGGAAACTTAAAGAACTCACTTCTAGGAACATTCACCTTCCTTAACAAACGGCGAAACTTAACAGAATGAGTATCCGCTTCATAAATTTGCAACAACTCCGCAGGCGTTAACGGTTTTAATGCCATCAGAGATCGATAAACATGTAACACTATGTTGTAAAACGGCTCATTTGTACCCATAGAGTCCCACGCATGTCCGATTGCCACAGGTATCATTTCCCCAGTCGTATCGAATTCAGTAGTAAAAAACTTACACACTGACTCATCTATCTCTTTATACGGTAAAATAGGAGCATAACGCTCATCTTTATTTTCAATAAAATACCTTTTAAGAAATTTTGGCCCCTTCTTAGCAAACCTACCCATACCATCTGGAACAGATATTAATGAATCATATATATTCGCATCTCTAAGATTCATATGAAAATAGGTTTTAAGAAATTGTCCCCATGTAACATGGTTCATAACAGACCTCAAAAGATTGGGTGCACCCCAGATATGATCATCACCATACACAACAATAACTATAAACATCATCATTATAAAACGATCTATCAAATCCGCTAACATAGGATGCATTGCTTTAATATGTTCACAAAAGCAATAGAAAATAAACGCCATTATCCAACTATCTCCATGAGACGTCTCTTTTCCCCCCGAGTACATTTGACCATTCATAAATCTCCAAAAACCTCCTATATGACATACTAACTTTGCGCAAACGTTAGTGGCCCAATACTCAAGCAATTTTCGCAAGAACTCTTGCTCCGCCCCATTCATTGTATCCCATGCATAATATGGGTACACATTAGAACAATAGAGCAGCAACTGCCAATCCTGAATATGCTTATCTAACCCTTCTATATCCCCGTCAACCCAATAAAAATCTTTCTGATCCCCATTTAAAAACTTATACAAAAAGTAAGAGCCTCCCCACCAAAATTTCATTCCAATACGTATAACATTATTTCTCTCTAACAACATTCTCTTTTCATTAACTATTATAGACATAAGCACATGAGGCAAATCAGGAATAAAAAACTCTCGCATCTTCATTAACATAGCCAGTAACTCTTCATAAATTTTATACTGACCATATCTAAACTCATCCTTTAACTTTATCAAACAATGTATAGCTTCAACTATCAAAGTAGGATTAGTTTTAATTTGATGCAGAATACGATGCAACTTACGCACAGCTTGTTCTACCAAATAACATTTCTTTCCCGTATTTAGTATCTGAACTTCTGCTCCCTCCCAGGTAGTTTTTCTTCGCGCTCCAGGAAGAACTCCTGCAGATGTAAATAACGATACTTTCTTAATCAACTCTACAGGATTATATTGAAAAGTAAGCTTTGCATGATTATCATATGTATTCATTGCTCTAAGCAAAGATCCCAAGGCCGCCGGAACATATTTAAAAACCTGTATGTCCTCAGCAGTCCGAGATGCTGTCTCCTGACAAAAGTCAGAATACAGTCGTAAAGCTTTTGCCACACCCATATTCTCCCTAGCATTCACAACACGTTTACAACCATACCACTTCTCATAAACTGTTTGTGTCCACGACATTCGTTTGGCACAAAGAGCTTGCAGAGTTGGTATAGCAACTGTTTCATCTACGGGAAAAAACCTATCTTTTATATTATTAACAGGTGGATAATAATCCTTCCAATAACTACGCTCTGCTAATTCCTGAATGCCACGCCAAGTGGTCACTATAGGATCTACTACAGCCACCGCAGCATTTTGAACCAATACTGGTGGCTGTATAGCAATTTGAGAAGACGGTGTATTATACTCTCTCATATAATTCAAATACATCTCCTCATTCATAGCCATTGCCTTAACGACTTTTCCATTTTCACCAGTCGCTAAGTAATAATTAGATATTATCATTGCTTTTACCTCTGAATACATCTCCGCTATAGTTCGACGTCTGCCCTGAAACCGTGCAGCAATCATCGTTGGCAATCCTATAGACGGAAAACTTACCTCTAAGTCACAATCGCATTCATTATGTTCTCCTTCATGATTACCCGGTAACCACTTCATTTCATGTCTTTTACTCATTTTCTTAAATGCGTGTCTTGAAAAAATATATCGCAATACGGGATATTTAGTTCCTATTTGAAAAAAAATTAAATCTAACGGACCAATACTATTACCAGAATTCACTATTGAGTAGCACTTTGAATACGGAATTCGCAA